CCTTCCTAACTCCTCGTCACTAAGGTCGTTGGTTATCTCGATCCTGAAAAGCTGTCCCAGGATAACAACGTGCCGAATAGGAGGGAGCTTCTCTTTCATAGTTCCCAGTAAACGTGAGTGTTTCTCCATTTCTTTCTGTCCATCTTTCCTCCCCTGTAAAGTCTAAGAAGTTTTTCACCAGCAGAGGACATGGTGCAGTTTTTAAATTCTGAATACTGTCGTGGTGTAATAGTGTTCTCAGGTTGTGGATGCATCTCCTCCTGCATTGCGGCGGTGAGCTTATCTACCGTTTTAAGAATATCTTCTAAAGTTTTTTCGGATCTAGCCATGTGTTTGTCTCCTCGTCTTTTTTTATTCTGAATACCTGCCAGGACCCAGTGCGATCATTGATCGAGCCTGCCAGGAATGAGTGTTCGTGCTTCAACCTCCTTGCGTGAGTGCGGTTATACTCCTGGGCAATCTGACAGCCACACCCGGAGACGTAGCTCTCATCGCCTGCCAGGTTGTTCTGTCGCCAGAAGTCGTAAGCGTGGGTATGCCCACTGATGGTCGAAGTCCCAGCCGCCTGGGTCATGCTTTTGGCGGGGTGCATATTTGAAAAGTATCCGTGACTCATTAGCTTTGGTCCTGAGTTGGCTCCCCTTGGACCTATCTCTATCCAACCTTTCTTTACATCATACTCAACCCATTCAGTCCCCATCGCCTCAAACTCATTTTCAAACTGCCTGGCAAGCTGTCTTGCATAATCCACTTCAAGACCATCCTTTTCGGACTTAGCTAAAAGCCAAAGTCTTTGGTCGTGGTTGCCCAGGGTAAGCTTGTGGGGCTGGAAGGCGCGGAGGAATCCAATAGCAGCTCTACAATCTTCTCTCATGGAGCTACTCCTGTCCTCGGCATTTGCGCCAGCTCGAATTGCTTTAGCATCTATAAAGTCACCAAGCATAAATCGCCAGCGAGGTTTATGATCCTTTATCCACTGGAGGATATAGCTCTGATAGCTGTTCTTTCCCTTGCGGTCAATCAGTTCACCGTGGGTATCTGAGGCGCATACAAACGACTGCCAGGCCATTTAACATTCCTCCTTACATAATTTGTCTAACGATTTTCCATGCCTCCTTAATTCTTCGGAATGATCCCTTAATGTTTCGGCCTGCACTTTCTGTGTGTCTCTCAGCTCGGTTACCGTTATATCGATTCCTCGTTGTCTTTCTTTAATTGTTCCTACCATCTCATAAAGTCTTGGGCTTCCGTCAGGGTTGCCGTTAACGGCCCGGTTGGCCTCACTGGCCTCCTTGTTTGCTTTTGATGCCTCACTCTTCGCTCTCCAGGAGAGCCAGGCTCCCAGGCCAGCGATAAGGCCGACAACAGCCTCCATGAGTGGGGGATCACTGCCCATTAGACGACTTGCTCCCCCTTTCTTACTATTTCCTTCATCTGGGAAATGGTTAAATTGTTCTTGTATTCAAAGTGGGGATGGTCGGGGAAAGACTTCCATGTCCCTCCATGGATAATACGCAATCCCTCTTTCTTCGCCTCCTTGTATATCTCAGTATATATTTTAGCGGTGAGAGTCGGGTTGGTTGCATCCAGATAACTTCCCTTTTCTGAAAAGCATCCATAGTCGGCGGCTATCTGAAAACAGTGCCGGGAAACTTTGACGGTGGTGACAATAGGGCCAGGGTTGCCGTAGCGGCCTTTAGCATAAAGCTTCTTCTGCTCCTCCATGGAGCGATGACCACTTATCATTTTGACCGTAACCCCATATTTTTTGCCGACACTGATGGCAATTTCAGTCAAAGCAATGAAAGTGTCCTTAACCTTCGGGTGTAAGGTGTCCAGGTTCTTCTTTGTCCTGGCATCAAAAGTGTGCCTTCTCCTTGGTTTGGGAGAGGATTTTTTCTTTGCCTTCTTCCTGGGCTTCCATCGCTGACGTAATTTTGCCGTCAGTCGTTTTAGGAAACGGAACATTCCTTTGGGGATGAGTGTCCGATTACTCGGCTCCGGGAAGGTCAATCCAGACCCCGGCTCCAACCTTGCGGTCTAAAACATCAGCTTCAATGCCCAGAACCTTTTTGTTTCCGGTGACAGCACCCACATTCTTTACGGGAACTTTTGTGAGGCTACAGCTGGCGGTTAATATGACGCAGGAAAATAATAGTATTGTTAGTTTAATCATTGTTTGTTTTTGGCGGCGGCCACCTTTTCTGATGGCGTGGTATTATCTCTGGCCATTATCAGACCAAAAGCGGCGACTATAAGCTCCCAGCGACCCTGGAGGCTTTCCACTTCGAGGGGAGTGGTATTATCAAGTACCAGGCTGACTGTTCCTCCTGTTGCTTCAAGAAGAAGCGCAACGCCTACAAGGCTTGTCTTCCATGAGGCTAAAAATTCAAGCAGTTTGGTCCTGGCCCAGTTGAGTAAAATATTCATAAATCTGTTTTTAATGTTTGAAAAAATCGGAGTCTTTCCCGTTGTTTTTCTGTTGCGCTTAAAACCTAATCTTCTTTTCAAAATATTCAACCTTTCAGGGTAGACTCACTATTTACTCTCTTTTTCCCATTTATCGAGTACGGAATCGGCATTCATTACTATGTCCGCTGGTATCCTGGACACTTCTTGGAAGGCGCTGAGTCTTGCTCTGGCCACCAGGTTTTCCCGCTCATCCAGGGTCAGAGACTCCACTCTTTCTCTTTCTCTTTCTATTAATTCATTAAGAACATCTGTGATGCATTCAAATCCTTTATTTTCCGCCAATCCCAGAACGTGCGCTCTCTGGTGCTCGGCCCTTTCAGCTTCCCCAGCGTTGATGGCCATATTTATACGACTGGTTCCGCCTCCGTTTCTTTAATCATATCAACGGCCTCGTCATCCAACTGCTCTTCCTCATTAATAGGGAGAGGGGGAGCGGCCTCATTAATCTCCTCCTCTGTAGGTTCTGTCTCCGGGGGAGCCATAGCCATGGCAACCTCCTGGGCCAGGGGCAGTTTATTTTCAGCGTCCTCAACTCCCAAAATTCTTAACTGGTCAATGAACAGCGCCCGTGCCTTTTCCATTGCATAAACAGGAAGCGCCAGGTAACGCTCCACGGTCATCATAACCCGCATTAACCTGCTTTCCTCCTCGTCCTGATGGAACTTAGTCAGGGTTAACCTCACATCCAGTTCCAGTTGATTGAAGTCATCGCGGTCGATAATGGCCTCGACCTCATTTTCTCCCTCAAAGAAATGAACCGTTTCGATTGGGTCCATTGAGTTTAGCATCAGTTTTGTGAGGTTGAATATGGCAGTCTCAACCCCTCTTTGCACTTCCCTAATGCTCATCTTGTTTAAGATCGAGCCATGCCCCAGGACCTGCTTGACCCCGGTTGCGGTGTTGAGTTGAGGTAAAGCTCCCACATCTCCCTGGGCCGCGCCTGAAACTCCTGAATCCATGGTGATCATCTGTATGACCGTGTCCATGAGCGAGCGCGTTTCGTTCTCCATTTGCGGTAAAGGCATCACCTGCACGGCCTCGGAGGCTACAGCGTTTCCTCTTAATTCCTTATGAAGGCCCGGACCCCACTCGAAGGACTTGCCTGTTTCGCCTTCCTGGAAGGCTTTGCGGTCTATAATAACAATCGGATTGGCGGCATAATCGTTTCTTACCTTGATCTGGTTAAAGCATTCGTCAATGAACTGTTGCTCCTGGTCAAAGCGTTGCAAGAACCCAGCTCCGGTCCAGCTGTTGCGTCCCTTGTCGCAGGTGATAACCGTAAAGGGAAGATCCGCCTGCGGGGTGACATTGCCAAGATAATCAGCCCAGATAACCTCCTGGCTGTCCAGGGCGACAAGGGCAAACATTCTAACCACATCACCGGGCCTTACATTGCCATCCTCATCCGTTTCCCCTGGGCGCTCATAATTAAAGTAACACTCGGCCACGTTGATAAAGTTGGCATTATCACGCTTGCCCCAGAGTTGTCCGGTGCTGTCCGGTGTGCTGAACGGATCAGCATCCGCCACGCTTGGGACCTTGTTGAGTCCAGCGCTGTCCAGGATCTGGTCATACTTGTCCGGGTCAATCATTCCCAGGCCAAACTCCTTTTTCAATTCACCAACCGTCCATGCCTGGTGGTGGGAAACAAAATCACAATCCTCAAGCCTGGCGGAATCCGGGTCGGCAATAAAATCCTTATACGACACACACGCCAACTCCGGCCCATTGTATTTAACGGCATAGTCTGATGAGGTTATTTCGCTAAACTGAGGATTCTTAAAAGCCCTCTTCTCAGGATCATCCTCAAAGACGTAGCCATCTTCCTTGTCATTCCAGTAGTTAGGTGAGCTGGAGGTGATGGGCCTTCCTGATATTCCCAGGATTGGCTCACCACTCTCATCAAGCAGCACATCAATAACGGTATCAAATTCTTCGACTTTTCTTAAATAAGAGGTTTTTAAAATTCCATAGCCCATTCCCCAGGCGCTTAAACAGGCATCCTTAATGGCAGGTTCCACGTTGGCTCTGGGGTCATTAAATTTATGTTCGCAGTATTTCTGTAAATCCCTGGCCTTTTCCACATCATTAAGACCGATGGGCTTCACTGCCATCCATGGCCTTGATCCGAACATCTCATCAAAGGTTTTGCTTACAATATAGCGGACCTGGCCCCTGGTAACCGACAAACTGAAGTTGCTCCGATCAAAAATCTTCTCATTTACAGCCCCTCTAATGTCAATGTCAGTGGCCTTGCCCGTGACTCTATGGCGAAAATCCCCATCCAACTCAGAGGAATACTTATTCATCCTCTCAATGGTTGGCTTGAGCTTTCCTTTTATTTTGCTGAACTGGGTTACACAATGTTCAGCCATCTTTTTGAGATAGAGAGCCTTTTGTTGGTCATCGGAAAATGCTAGAGCGGAAGCTTTCATAAAGCTAAATGTCGCTCATATTTAACATGACTCAAATATTTATTGTGTGTGACTCATCGTGATAAGTATTTGCAACTTAGTTGCTTATGCAGATGAAAAAAATATTAAGGTTTTTGTACTGCATTTTTTTGTTTACTAGCATTGTCATAATCGACAATTATATAACTTATGCACCGCAATACACACACCCAAATCGTTGAGATGGATGATGGTAAGTTGCTTTCGTATGACCCCGCAGATAAGCAATTTTATCTCAACGATGACAAGATAACAGAAGAAACGGCATTTAGGCATTGGGTTGACCAAGGCATATCTGAACCCTTTAAATCCCTTCTAACTGAAAATATTGATGTAGTCACTCAGGCGCTGAACATGACTCAATATTTCCACTTCTAATCGCCATTAAGCTTGTAGACCCTGTTATATGACGTAACTTTTCATTATGAGTAATGAAGAGCAAATAACACTTCCCGATATACCCATCACCGATGGGCGGCTTGATATGCTGACCGGAAGACTCAGCGGCCCTTTGCATGATGAGATTTACGATTCGGTAGGATCCAAGGATCTTGTTAAAATGGGAAAAAGGAAAAGGGAGTTGTGCATTATTGCGGCAATGATCGGGGTGGGCTTCAAGCTTTGCCTAAGAGCGAGCGAATTGGGGGCCACCTTTGATGTGTCAAGAGTATTGGGGGATGATAACTGGCTTCTTTACGCAACCCAGGGAGCTGAACCGGAGGAGGAAAATGAGTAAAGAAAAAGGCCAGGGGAAAAGAAAAGCCAAGAGTAAACAGATTATCACCAAGCGTTCACAGAAGGCATCCTCCAGCCGCACTGTTACTCTTTATGAGAATATCAAAAAAGCCGTGGAGCTAAACGCCAAAGGCAAAAGCGGTAAGGAGATTGCTGAGATTATGAAATGCAATCCGTCATCAGTAACCCGATATTTACAACACGCCACCAAACTGGCCTCAGAGGAGATTGCACAGCTTCACGATCACGAAGTTGCTTTTCAAATCCAAACGACAGGTGAGCTAATATCAACCCTTAAAGAGCATCTTCTATATACTGACAATAATGAGAATACCAGAGTGGACAGCGGGGCGGCGGGCCAGCTTCTCTCAGCCCTGGCGCGTAGGGCTAAGATCTTCGGCCTGGATAAACAGGCAGAGGAGCAGGGGAGCAGAAACGGTGACGGTGACACTTATAATATTGTTATGGCTCGTTTCGAGGAGGCTGTTGAAAGAGGGGCTATGAAACGTGAGGAAATTCCTGTTTTAGACCTCTAATATTCAAATTTGTGTTGCATACTGAGTCAAACTGTATAGAATGACTCCCGTAACTAAATAATTGTAATATTAATCGTAGAAAACAAACGTATGGAAACTGTAAAAGAACTAACTGATAGCGAGCTATTTCATCGGCTCTCCGCTAAACTCCCATCATCCGCCTACAAAGACCTCAAACTTGGAGGCAGGACAATGACCGTGATAGATGCCTATCATATTCTTCAGCGCCTAACCCAAGTGCTTGGTATGCAAGGCTGGGGATGGGGTGTTCATGTTGATGAATATATTGAGAGGGATGGCTTCATAGCCGCAATGGGTCACCTTTGGTATATGCACAAGGGCCAAAAATGCATCGTACCAGCCGTGGGTGATGCCCGAATCTTCAAGGGCAATTTCGCCGAAGGCCGAAAGAAGGCTCAGACTAACCTCATGTCGAAAGCTTCAAGTTTCATGGGAGTAGGGCTTTCCGTTTATCAGGGCAGGGGAATAGACGACCCCTACATTGATGAAAGTTATGGGAAAGAAGACAGGCCAGCACCTAAGCTTGCCAAGGGGGCGTGGAAAGAAGCTGAAACTCTTAAGGGTCGGCCCCTGATTGAGCTTGGGGTTAAAGAGAGAGAGGAGATGATTCAGTGGAAAGACAAGGTAGTGAGTCATTCTTTGAGCGATGAATCTTTCAAGCTTTGGCATTTCATAGTTCAGATGCAAAACGAAATAAACAATTCAAAGCGGTCAAGTTCTAAGGCCGCCTAGATGGGGGATATGAGGTGACCGGGTTTAGGCGCTCGGTCACCTCTTTTTTTTAACTGAAGCCTAAAAAGTATATGGAAAAAATAATCAAAGTAAAACTAGATGTAACCAAGCTCGATAAGGATCGATTCTTTGTCGGCAAGAAAGGCACGTATTGTGACCTTGTTTTAATTCCAACCCCATCCAGCGACTATGGCAAATGGGGAGCGGTTCAGCAATCGACTAAAGAGGAGCGGGATGCTGGAGTGAAGTTGCCTTTCGTGGGAAATGCAGATTACTCAAAAGAGCGCCAGGAGGAGAATGAGCAACAGCAGAACTTTGCCGGGTCCCAGGCTTCTCAGCGCCCCATGACAGAGACTTTAACCGCCACAGCTAGTGATTTAGAGGGGGATGATATTCCCTTCTAGTGGAGGTTAATAGGTCAGAGGGGAATGGGAATCGGAAGAGAACTCCGGGCCGGGTCATATAGGTCACCTAAGTCGAACACCCATCTGACCACTTTAAATCATGGATAATCTCGAACAACTCGCGCAGGACATTGTCCGTTACGACCCGGACCTTTTCGGGACACTGACGGAAATTACTTACGGGACCGATAACAAACTTAAACTGGAGAGGATTCTTCACTGGAGCAATCAATGGAAAAATTCACACCAAAAACGCATGACGGAAAAGTCCCGGCAAAAGCGTTCATAAATAACAATAAGATTCACACTTTCAAAGAGGAAGGGGAGTGGGTCGCATGGTATGGAGTCAGAGACATAGCCAAGTTCATGGCAAAGCACGAGGATGATCCCTGCGGATATGGCAAAAGCAAGAGAGAGGCGATAATAGACCTTTGTGAAGCGCACGACATAAAAGGAAGGGAAAATATTCAATGGTAGATGAGTTTGAATTAATTGAGGATGAGGAACCGCTCAAAGCCTGCGACCTCATGTGTTCAGTGGATGGGATCAACAGGCGTAAGGATTTTACTGCCACCATCAGGCTGTCCACGGAAAGGGAATGCAACCGGGAGCTTTATCACGACCTGGTTGATCTTCAGGGGGCCTTGGCCAGGGTTATAATCGCCCCTGAGAGCGTTGACCCAAATGCACCCATGGCTTCTGATGAAAGTGCTAATAAGCACCCTGGAGGCTCACTATCAAAGCGTCTGCGGTCGGTTATCTGGAGACGATGGGAAGCCTCCCCGAAAAGAGAGCATATTCCCTTTGATCATTATTATAAGAATCAGATGGAAGTGCTGATTGATCAGCAGAAGTCACTTATTTAGCCCTCTTCTTTTTAAAAGGAAAGTAGGGGATTTTAGTACTCTTAGTCTTGTTCTTAATCCGGTATGCCCTTGGATTGGTCCCAGGATTTTCATTTCTTGAATCCAGTGGAACCAGCTCCCACTTCTTATACATATTCAGATCAATGGGGCGCTTGTCAGCCCGGTTGATAATATTACCAAACTGATCCCTTTCGGCCAGGTCTATGACCTTACTGAGGAAGTCCGCTCGAAGTGGATGGTATTTAATTGTGTTTGTTTTAGGG